AAGGTTGCCAAAAGGTATTGGGTTCTTTCTTTACACACCTTCATTACTCCCTACTCCCCAGCCAATGCCACAGTCCACTCTCAGCTTCGTCTGGATCAGGCACGACTACTTTGAGCTCCTGCGATAGGTGATAATGTAACCTGTCGTCGATGTACGTGTCCTGAGCTTGAGGCGTTGACTTAGCCCCGCAAATCAGCGTTCCGTCACTGCGCCAACGTAAGCTCATTCTTCTGTCCCGACAGGTATCGTCTGTAAATTTGTCCCTCGATGGAAGGCACTCTTACTACTATTCCACCGGAACGTCCTGGTTCCAGTCGTGTCGAACGCACAGCCTAATCTCCCATCGGGGTCTAATAGAGCCTCGACGAAGTTTGTGCGGAATATCCGCAGGCTGCGGAGTTCTTGGATGGCTTGAGTTATTAGGCAGATGGCTGGTTCTCGGTTTCCGATTATCGTTAGCGCATCGTCATTGCATGTACGACCCTTAGTTTTTCGCTTACCCTTACCTTTAACCTCGGCAATTCCGAGAACATCGTAGAATAATTCAGCCGACTGTGCTGGGGAAGTATACCAAGGGGATTTCTTTGGCTTCCGAGGGAAAACGTCCTGGGGGATTATACCTTCTAGCCAATCACACCGATCGGTGATAAGGAGGGATAGTTCCACCGACAACTCCGCGCGAGCCTTTAAGTCTATCCGTACCCTGCGGATCATCATATCGAGAGCGATGGGGAACTGCTGCATTTGGAGGGAGGATTGAGCTTCGAGGTGGAGATATTCAATAACGGCTCGGAGATGTGTGTTGGCTTCGAATGTTGCAATGGCATCTTTGCAGTTATAATTAAAATGTTGCTCATCGGAGAATGTCGGGTGGAATTCCTTTCCCTCGTCTTTCCAGAAGCAATGGTAATTGTTATAAAGACTGGATATGTAGTTGAGGGATTTAGGTTTCCCCGGCCAACAGAGATGATGGAGTATCATTACGTCCGCCTCGCAGCGGGGGATGTATCCCCAGTATAGTGCAATGTACTGTGCGTCGGAGAGGAAATACATACCGATAGTTTTGATGTTAGGGTTGGCGTGGAGACGGCGGATTGCAAGGACGATTTCGATCTCCTCCTCCTCGCTCCAATATGGACCGGAGGCGCAGGTGAACGGAATACATATGGCATCGAGATCGCTCCAGGCAAACCCAATACAGGTTATGTGTTCGTTGGCAGTTTCGATATCCTCGGCGAGCCAGATAGGTCCATGATCTGCGGATTTGGAGAAGATGTCAAGTGTATGCATTACCTGCTCAAAGGAAGGGCGTATACGGAAATTATATGCAGGAGGATCCCAATTCTCATTAAGCGCCTTCGGAACCCGCGCCTTCAGATCGTGGACGATATCGTATCGCCAGGGCCAAGTGCGGAATACTGCTGCCGGGTGGTAGGTAGGAAGGAAGCGAAAGCCCCCCATATCTTTACGGCAATATAATTGCGACCCTCGCCACTTGCCAATACCAATAGGGACTTTGTGTCCTTCTTTGTCCCCTATGTTAAAGCAGTCGTCAGTCAATGCCCAAAGAGTATAATTGCCAAAGCCAATAACTATCTTAGGTTTCACTATGGCGAGTTGCTTGCGGAGCCGTTCAATGCCGCGGATAACGTTGGGCTTAGGATATAACCCTCGAATAAATGGCTCGGAGTCCTTCCGTGCCTCGCGAGTGGGATTGAAGAACCATAGCATCTCATTCCCTGGTGGACGCTCAGGAACGACGTTGGAGAAGAATACTGAATTGCGCGCGATGCCGCACTCGGCAAGGATTTTGGTTAGCTCGTCGCCGGTGAACCCAACGAAGGGAATATGCTTTCGCTCCTCTGCTTCACCCCAGGACTCACCCACGATAACGATCTCCGCATCCCGAGGGCCGGAGGTTCCATAGAAGATGTCAGCATTGGTCATTGACAATGTCCACCCATATCCAAGCATGACAATCCTCTGGCACGCACCAGCACAACAGGTCCTTGCCCCGCAGTTCCTTCTTAGCGATTGCTACCAGGTCGGGGCGAGTCGGGATATATTTCTTAAACTTTGCGATACATTCTCTTCTATCTCCATCGTGGCCTATTCTATATGGATTTCCATACTTGGTAGAACGATCCACCCTCATGGAGTTGGGGGGTATCTGCCTTAGATAACGCAAGTTAAGTACTGTTGGCATCATCCCCTCCCAACGACGATAATGTTAAGTTTGCAATCCCATACGCTCCCGCGTCCTTCTCAACCCCCCATGCTTCGAGTTGGCAAGCCTCCGCCGCCTTGAATATCGTCCCACTCCCGCAACAAGGGTCGAGGACCCTATCCCCAGGGAGGCAACTCCGCCTTAGTAATGTCTCATATAGATCGGTGGGTTTTTGTGCGGCTACGTCTTTGTCCCGTGGCTGAGCGGCATCAATAACATCGGAGTAGACTTGGGAGAAGGGTTTGTCCCCCTTAGAGGCGAACAAGATAAGTTCATAAGAACGCCGGAAGCCTCGGTTTAGTTGTGGAGCGTGCGCGGAGGCGGAAGTCTTTTTCCATATCAAAGGGGTCCGCCAGACGGTCCAGCCTGTTGCCCTCCCTATATTCCGGAGGGTGAGGAAGTGCTCAATATCGCAGAATAAGTATAGGTGCGCTTCGTCGAGAGTCAACGCTAGCCCGAGTGTAAAGATGTCTCTTGCAAGGGCGAGCGCGGCCTTCTCTGTGTCTTTATAAGTGTGGGTGAGCTGTGCTGCATCGCCAAACTTATCTGCACTGATCCCGTATGGAGGGTCGGCGATGATACAGGAGAAGTCCTCCGGGAGGTTTTCGTAGATGGGTGTCTCCGTAAAATCCCCCCGAATAAGTGTATGCCTCACAGTCTTCTGCTTCCCTCGCTTTGTAAGCTCAAGCGCAAGCTCCGCTTCCATCCTTCTCCCTACAATGTTGGCTGCCTGGCTGATGCTCTTTGCATTAGCTACTTCGGGAGAGTCAAGATGTCCAGCAATCATCCGCGCCTGGTGTATTTCCCGCTCGGCCTGTGGTTTGGAGGACCCACGTTGGGCAGGAGCAGCGTTGGAGATTTCCCTCGCTGTGTCTGCGATGGTTTGTTTGGGGTTTTGGGCAAGGCGGAGTTCATGAAGTTCGTCGAGGGCGGAGACTTTCTCTTGCCAAGATAAATCAACGCGGAGGAGATTTTCCTCAAGCTCCGCCTCTCGGAGTTGGATAGCATCGAGGTCGCTATTAACAAGGATATAGGGTATTTCGCCGGGGGTGACTGGTTCCCCATCGTGGAGGTATGGGATGTTCTGCTCAGATAGGTATTTAGCCGCGCGGAGGCGGCGTTCCCCAGCGACGAGGCGTAGGTGCTGCTTCTCCTCTACGCACACAACAGCGTGGAATAATCCTTTCTCCGCAATGCTGTCTCCGAGTTCCTTAATCCTCTCCCTGTCGATGTGTTTCCGTTGGCGGTCCCCGAGGATTATTTCCTCCAACTTGATCGTTTTCATTCTCATCTCCAAGATGGACTGCAGTGAGTATGGCGCAAATCACCCCGATTACTGTGTATGGTTCACCGTTGTCGAAGTGGGCAAGAGATTTCCCTAAGTCCTCCGCGGTGATGCCGTGTTGGAGTGCGATTGAAATAAGGATGCAAGCGTCGGCAATGATTTGCTGGATGGTCTGAGGGGTCTTTCCTGTATCCGCAAAGACCTCCCCAGGTTCACCATCTAGGTAAAAGCCGACGGTAATGTTGAACTGTTGCCCTCCGAAGTCTACAGTGTAGTTAGAACTTGGACGGCGTGAAGGGAGTTGGCGCCTCATCCCAGTTGTCGCAGTCGGGCGACCGCTCCCTCTACACTTAAAAGAAGGAGGTCCTGTTGGAGTAGCCGGCCAAGAATTTTGTCAATTGCGGAGGGGCCTGGCTTGTTGGGGGGCGCCTCTGCCTGGGCAGGACTTGCAGGTGCTGGCCCCATAATGTTGTCCAAGTTGGTTTGCAATAGGTCTCGTATATTTGCAAGCCTGGAGTTGAGGTCGATAAGTTCATTGTGGATCATTTCGAGAGAGCCTTGCTCTTCAACCTGCGCTTTCATGTCACTCATAACTTTGTCCTTTCATCCTTGCACGAGAGTAATGGTCTCCGCGGCTCTAGTTATTGCTGTATAGAGCCAGCGACTGCGGTTCACCTTATCCCATGCGAAGAACTTATCATCGTAGAGGATTACATGGTCCCATTGGGAGCCCTGCGACTTGTGCACAGTGATCGCATATCCGAAGTCGAACTCCTCTGCCTCCTGAAAGTCCCACCACCGAAGGGCCTTTATAGTCCCCGGCGTATGGTACTCGTCAAAGTGGGCGCGGAGGATACGGCAGATAACCTTGCGCCCATCCTCGGTTTTGAGTTTGTACTCGATGGAGACATCGAGATCGTCGAGATGTTCCTCCACGGTACAGATAAGACCGTTGAATATCCCCACCTTGGCGTTGTTGCGGAGACAGATTAGCTTCTCACCGGGGACAGGGTAGGGGTTGGAGGAGAAGCCAAGTTCCGCTCGGATCCATTGGTTAAGTTTCCTCCGACTGACGTTCTTCCCTGTGAGGATTTGGTCCGCGGCAATTGCGTCGCTTACCTTAAACATATTAGGGGCAATCTTTCGGGAAGCGCCATACTCTCCATAGGCAATGACTTGCCCTGTTCGGACCTTCATGCTCATGGCAATGATAGGGTTATCGAGGGCCTGGCGGTGGATCGTTTCGAGGAGGATATCTGGTTTGTCTTGGACGAGTGCGCCGGTGCCTGTGATCGGAGGGAGCTGGCCGGGGTCGCCGAGGACGAGGAGGGGCACTCCGAACGATAGTATGTCCTGCATCATCTCGTCATTAACCATTGAACACTCGTCGAGGACTAGGAGAGAAGCAAAGTTGAGATCGCTTTCCTCAACGTTTAGCTCAAAGTGCATTTGCTCGGCGGCTTTAAGTTCTTTGAACAAACTTTTTATCTTCTCCTTCCCGACGTTGGCACTCTGGGCTTTCTTGATCTCTTTCCGAAGTATGTCGGCGTGTTTCCTCTCGGGACGGACAGGTATGTAGATAAGCGAGTGGATTGTCCTCGCAGGAAGTTCATTCCGGCGCATGACGAGGGCAGCTTTGCCGGTGAAGGCGCCGAATAGGACACGGCTTTTGATGTTGCGGACGATCTCGCGGGTTATTGTTGTCTTGCCAGTACCTGCATAGCCGAAGATACGAAAGATATTGGATACGCCCCCAGATTGCAGAACGTCTGAGAGCCACTTAAGAAATTCCTCCTTCGCGGCTTGTTGTTCGGGATAGAGGGTGATGACCTTTTCACTGACATCGGTAGTAGTGTCCATTGTCGCCTCCTTAAACTATCCTAGGGCCAGGCGCAAGCGAAAAGCCTCTTCTTCCTCGAAGACGCCTTGGATACGTTGATCTCGCTCAAAGACCGCGCCGCCACAGTTCTCACAGACCTGTCTGTTTTCAGGAAGGGTTCCCATTCCTTCTGGAATGAGTATCCCACACCCATTGCAGAAATCTAGGATGTGTTGCATAATGTTTCTCCAAAAAAGATGGAGGGAGGACTGGAAGCACCTGACTTATGTTTCGCTTCTAGTCCTCCCTCCAAGTCCTCTTCCAGGAAGGGAGGCTACCCGGAAGCTTGGCTACTTATGCTTACCGACCGGTCCCGCTGGAAGCGGGAGGGTCTTATCCACCCGGTTGTAGAGGATAGTCGGGTCCTCCCTATCAGGCTTGATGCTCACAGAAATCCGCAACGGGCCGGCGCCCTTGAGCATCTGGAAGTTCCACGGCCCAGGCTTGTTCTGGCCGACGGCCTCGCGGAGACGTCCGAGCTTGACGTTCTTGTTAGGCCCAAGCGCGATCACTCCGTTGGGTTCGATGTCCAGGAAAATCCCCTGGCGGACGACGAGCCGATCCATCCCCATCTTCTCCGCGAGTTCCGCATCGTGAATGAGATGGGTGATGTCGAGAACGATAGCATCGCCGGTTTCTCGCACCCCAACGTCGTCGATGGTCGCGGTGTAGTCGTCCGTCGGGACGGGAGTGTAACGAGTCTCCATCGGCCCGGCGGTTTCCTGAGCCATGAAGGTTGCAGGATCGAATGTGCTATCTGAAGACATAGGGGGGTGTGCTCCTTACTGAAGGGTTGGGGTTAGGGTTAATTGGAGGTTGGATATAGACTGCTGCAGCCCCTCCAATACTTAGACTCAACTGTCTTTCGTACAGCTACAGCTTCTTCAAGAGTGTCGAAATGTCCGAAAGAAATACGGCCTTTATCGCAAGATATGCGCGCGATGTACTTCCCTTGTGTGCGGGGTATACGTTTAGTCATTTGAACGAGCTCCCTCAACCACACGAGTCAACCCTTGCCATGCGGTTACTACTTGCTGAAACGATGGGTCAAGCTTATCTAGTAGTGGCAGGAGCCTATGCTTAAGGTCTACGTTAGGCGCCATAGTTGACCAATAATAATCTGCGCCTTCACGGTAGGAATAAACCACGTCGGAAAAATCCTTCGGAAGCTTTGGTGCAAGTTTCGACCCGAGTGCACTTACCATTATCTTCGTGCCGAGGCCAACTTCGTCGGGTTCCCTGTCCACGTGGGCGGTGAGAACGTAGAAGCATTTAAGGTCAGCGCAACATTTCTTAATGAATTTCTCTTCCGCGTTCATTGCGACTCCATACTCACCCCTATGTGCAGTGGGCTTCGCACCGACCATAAGGTCATATGCCATTGTGTTTATGCCGGAGAGAGAGTCGTGAGCGAAAACTCGATCTGGCCCCCAGAAGTCAACGGGGCCGTATTCTTTGCCGGTTCGCTCACACTTGAAATTCGATGCGAGGGTTATGAGTTCCATGAACTGTTGATAGGAGGCTTTATCAATCCCCTGTTTGATTTCGGATAGCTCCTTATACCCCATTATGTTAATGAGTTGTGCCATTTTCATCAAGGTATCCCAAGACGGCGACGCGGACGCGACGTAGTTCCAGTGCAGCTTGTCCATCGGGAGATTTTTCTTATCCATCGCGTAGATGAGGGACTCCTGCCCACCGGGGTCAGTTATGGCAATGAAGACCTCCAACCCTGCCTCGATGAAGGTAGTGAGGGCGGTGGTTTTCCCACTTCCGACGCCTCCCATTAAGAGGGTCTTGCTACCTCGAACGAGGGGCTCGGGGGAGGGGGTGAAGGGCGGTCTGGTAGATGTGTCGAGATCAGTGTTGGAGGGTGCCATATCTGTACCTCATAGCGTAGGAGTTCGATGGGGAATTGCTGTATGTAATAATCACTGAAGCTCCAATCTATTAAAGAACCCCCGCCGTGGGAGGGGCAAAGTGCTGTCCAAGGTATCCACTTATTGCCGCTATGAATTCGTGCCCAGACTTCACCACAAATAGGGCAGAGGAAGGCTTTGCTCCAAAGGGTACTCGGGTCGCAGGAGATATCGTCTGATACGTCGAAGAAGCCGTAGACTGCATAGCGGATGGGGTATAGAGGTTGAGGGTTAGGGGACATATGAAAGGTCCACTTCAAACCCAGGGTGGAATAGGCTTGTTACAATAGCCTTTCCGATTGGTAATTCTGAAAGCTTCATTCTCCTACTCTTTTAAATAGGTAAGCGTTGGCACTATGCCACTCTTTCTCCATTTGTGCTTGGCGACGTTGCTTGCATTTCTTGGCTCCGCAGAGTATGTAAGTTGATTGTCGCTGCTCAAATGCTTTCCCGCAGATTACACAATTTTTCTTAGGTAGCTCCCCGTCGTCCTCTACATTACGAAGCCGAAGGCGCGCAACTCTTTCCCTAGCTGTATTGAGGGACGCCTTGCAGAGGGCTGAACATAAGGAGTGATTTTGTCTCCTTTTGGTGAATGTACGTTTGCATACTATGCACTCACTCTTGATGGAATATACATTAAATGGTAAGTTCCTCCTCGGTATGTTGGTGTTGCTCATCGAATTAACTCCTTCAGGGTTCCAAGGGTTTCGTATTTGGGCCCCCCTTTAGGCCAAGTTGGGTTTTTAGCTAATGGATCCCATACTCTCCGCTGGTAATTAGAGAAACCATCTTCCGGTTGATGCGTGGTGCATAGTGGCAAGAACGTACATCCTCCGTACGACCCACAAGCGTCGCCATAAGAGTGCGTCCATGCGTTATCCTTCCAAGCCTGCACCATCTTGGCGATCTTATTATTAGTAGTCTCCCACCAACGGCCGATTTGCCATTGGGAGTATTCCTCAATAACCTGTAGATGGTGGTATTTGGTTTTTAATATTGCAATGCCTCGTATGACAGTGCTGGTTATAGGATAGCCGTAGTATTGCCCGGCGAAACAATTGCCTGTTACCATAACTTTTTTGTCGCGACGAGTGAGGAAGTAGGAGGAAGGCACAGTTACGCAATACACAGAACCTTCGTAGTCTACTTCTCCCCAAGTGTGTAAATGTACTGAATGATGTACTTTCTTCGTGATGACTACTCGGTAATGACGTTTGGTTGATTTCCATCCTGCTTGGGAATGGACTGAGACGTGTACGTTGGCAAGCGGAGCTAGGTCCTGTATCATCTGTACGTTGGCTTCGTTCGTGGAGAAATACATCCACTTGTTCTCGCCGTAATCAGTTCCGTCCCAATAGCGAAGTTCATTGAAGAACGTGCTGAGACTTTTCCCATCGAGGGTAAAGAAGATGCTTCCAAATACCTTCTCAGGTCCGAGGTATGAATAAGCAAGTTCGCAGAGCTCTGAGCCTATCGGTAAGTGAAAGCTGTACTTGCCACCGTCTTGGTAAGAGTAAGTATACTCGACTCCAAGTTCTTCAAGGATAGACGTTAAGCGTTCCGCTTTCCTTAATTTGCTAAAGCCAAATCTCGCGCCATGTGTCTTAATATCTGCAGAATGTTGCCAAGAGCCATCTGCTTGCATCGCAACGAGAAAACGGGTGAATGGTTCTGGAAGGTCGTATCCTCCAACGCGGAGCCCGGCGGAAATAAACCTCAACGCTCCGGAGTTTCTAGGAATATCTTTCAGGTCGAAGGTTTTATATTTCCGCGGGTACTCATCGTAGACGATTTGTCGGTGATCTGGCGTTGCGACGAGATTGCACTTCCCATCAATAGAGAGTAACTTGCCTTTATATTCTGGCTTGTGTATTTGAGTGGGAAGTGTAAAGCTCACCATACCGTTGTCCCATTGTGCAATCTTCTGCGCACCGGTGAGATCCTTTATCTGCAGCCACCCTGTTTCCGTCAGAACCTCGGTATCGTTGCTGACACAATACCCAATAAACTGCCCCCGCATCCCCCAAATGGAGGCCCAATTGCCATAGAAGGCCTTGGTGGTTTTCTCGTCCATGATACAGAGCCACTTATCGTCGTAGTTTGCTATCATGTCAGAGCGGCCTCCGTATAAGATAGGTTCGCCGGTCTCGGGGTGGAGAATGTTTGTGGGGATGGAGAAGGTGAATTCCACTGCGGGTTCGCCAGTGGAAAGTATGTGTGGGCGATATAAGTCCTCCTCGGGAGGGTACTCGCGGTAGTAATCAACTAAAGCGCCAATCATAGCTTCGCAGGTTTTGGGGTTGAGCTCAGGAGGGGTGAAGTCTCCCCAGAACGAGATTAAGGCCTTAATCCCAAGAGGGAGGGCTTGATCTATTCGGAGATTGTCGTGGTAATAAGCCCGCCGGGTGGCCTCGAGCGCGTGGGAAAATGCCCCGCCAGCGTGGAGGTCTGGGTTTATGGCGAGGGGGGAAAGGTGATGGCCGAACTCGTACAGCCATTTGACCTCGCAAGCGTCGAAGGCGGACATCATGGTTGAGTCTACCAGACGCGGGAAGGGGATGGGGGGGAGGTTAAGCATAGTGTCAGCGCTCCCCTTCTTGGAGAGGTTTGTCTCTGTTGATTGTGACTCTCTTCATTTCCTCACCCCTAAGTTGTTCGGTCACCGCCCTCGCGATGAGGGCGAACCCTTGCTCACCCCAGGCATTTGTACCCTCCACTACGTCGGCGATACGCTTGAGGCTAATGGCGATGGAGACAAGTGTTGCATCTGCATCGACTGCGGTTATGTCCAACTCTAACCTTTCAACCGTCCTCTGGTACACTGTTTCGAGTGAGGGTTCGTTCATTTACTTACTGCCTCCAATGCCTTCCTAATGTTCGATGTTCTCTTGGGATGATAAACTAATACTGAAGAGCCATCTATCTTAAAACTAATAAGCGGGGCGGTTATAACTAAGTCCATGGGGATGCCTTCGCCAAAGTCATCGCGAATGGACTTGCGGAAGGCGTAGAGGTAGTTTCGGAAGCGCTGTGCCTGGAGCGGATTAGGGAAAGGTATTCTAATAGGCTTGTCCATAGCTCGGCGGAGGAGTTCTGAATACTCCAATGGGTAGGAGAGGAAACGCTTGGGGGTTGCCATAGTTCAGTTGAACCCCTCGACGAAACGTCTAGCACTCTCGACGTTGCCATTCATGATCTCGAACATGCCTATCGTCGCCAAGTTTTTGCCTACGGCCTTTGTCTCCGGATGCTTGCACAAATCAGAGAGCATTGAAGTGATCCCCTTTTGCACGCTCCCTTGTCCTTGTCCATACCGAGGAAGCTAGAAGTCCGAAAGACTTACGGGTGGCGCTTCGACTTTGGTTTTCCGCTTGGTCGGCTCCGCACGGTTGAGGCGGATCAGCCTCACCGCATCCCTGATCTCGTCGTCAGTGACTGACTTTGGGTCCTCCTGGACGCGCCGGCGTATTTCGAGGATGTAATTGATGCGTTCCTGAGAGGAGAGGGAACTGAGGTCGGGCGGGAGCACAGTTCCATTAGGGTGAGTCTCGGTCATGTTGTTCCTCCAGCCATTCTGTTAATAGCTTGGTGATGAGTCGACTCCTCGTTCCGTACTCTGGTTTGCCCAGAGCAGGATCGTAGAAGTGCAGATCGAGCCGTGTGAGTAATCCCTCTGGGATCGATACGCTGATTTCCTTGTGGCTTTCCATCGTGATATCATACCCGATAATTGCCCGAATGTCAATTGGATTGTTTCAGGAGGGCTTTGCATATGGTGGTTGCTTCAGCCTCTATGCAAGCACAGAAGAGCAGCTCTCTGCAAGACTCAGCCCCCGTCTTAGATTGGGAGTCTGTCAACGCTTGGATGGCGCACACCCCTGCTATGTCCCCATCGTTAAGCCGTGGGGACATAACTGCGTTGATAAGCTCTATTGAACTACTGTTAGACATATCCCGATCTCCTCCCCCTATTGTCGCATAGAGATGGTTATGAGCTGCTTGCGGTCCTCAGTAATCTCCGCCTGGAGATCATATCCCGCCTTTATGAGGGCGAAGATTGCCTGGCTGAGCGGTCTTGGGATGTAGCCGACTTTGATGGAGGTACCATCTTCGGCTCCTAACCATAATACCTCCACGGCTTTATCGTCGAAGGAGTTGGTGGGTTCGAGGCGGAGGTCGATGATGTCGTCGGCCATGAACGCATTGTATAAGTCCGTATCGACGTAGTGTTTCATCCCGGCGATCATGACTGTGGCGAGGGTGATGGCAGGGATAACGCCTGCAGATTGTTGGGTATGTTCTGACATAAGGTGTACTCCTAATCTTTGCTAAGCAGAGATGGGCATTTCCACTCTACGATAGCTTCCTCCACAGTCTCTGTCTTGGTGTTTGGAGTGGTGATTATCCTTTTGACTTTCCTCGTGCCGACTACGATGCGTTGGCAAATGTCTGCTCGCGACAGCACGAAGCGCAGACCGACTGGGCCGAAACGCTTAATAAGTACTAGATATCCACCCGACTCCTCCTTCTCAAAGGAACCGAGTTGCCTTGCGACTTTCCTCGCGAGTGAGAGCGTCTCGGCTTCCTCGAATTGGTAAATACTGAGCTGCGTTTCTTCTGGAACCGGAAGTGTTGGGTGCGCCGCAAGGAAGTCTGCTGTATCTCGCAGTCCTTTGATATATTGGGAGCGTTCGAGTTGAGTGTCTTGCTCGTCCATGTTGTAACTACTCCTTATCACTTCCAGTGCCAAGAAACTTCCGAATAACCTCCTCTGCGTCGGAGTGTGCGAAGGGGGTGGGTGTTATTGCACCGGCGCTTGGTGCTTGTATCTCAATGCCGACGCCTTTCAAATCATCTAAAAAAGAAGCGTCCGCCGGGGAGCATTGTAAATGCCCCTCAGGGGTTATAGAGAACTGGACCGAGTTAGCTATTGTGGTTAGGGGGTGCTGCTCCTTCCTCATTGCAACGCGGAGCATGTTGAGCCGAAAGCGGAACCGAGTTGCGCGCTTGGAATTGCCGAGAGGTATAATGAGTTCCTGCTGTGCTGCGGTCTTGAATAGTTCGAGGAACTCGGGTGCGTATGAGCTTACAGGCATGGGGGGCTCCGCTATAGCTAAAAGATCCCTATCGCTAGTCTCATTCCAAAGTACAACAAAGTCATTAAGAAAAGAAAAACGAGCACTCCTTGAAGTAGTTGCATAGAAAGTGCCCCCCTTTTCGATGGCTGTGTTATTTTATCAATGGCTGTGTTATCCTATCGGCGGAGGAACACTGATGATGACGGTGACGTCGAACGCTTGACATACAGCCGCGAACCTTTCCGCCTCCTTCTGAGGGACAAGCATCACGCATATGTCTCGTGATGCGGGAAGGGAGGCTTCTTTCGATTGCCGGCGGAGTAGACACTCACAGGCGAGCCCTGCGACGGCAGGCATTTTACCTTCGTTCTGCCAACGACAATGCGCAGTCTTTGCATAGCCACAAGCGCTAGATAGTTCTGCACTGGAGATGTTGAGTTTCTCCATCGTCTCCTTGAAGTAGGAGAAGTTGCGGGACTTTTGGGTGGGGGTTTTGCGGGACTTTTGGGTGGGGGTCATAGGGGATATCCTTTGCTCGCGTTGTCGCTCCTTACGGAGTGGCTTCGATGGTGATGTGGAGGTGGGTGGGAGCGACACCAGGGCCTAAGACCGATTTCCGGAGGTATAGATTACCTACAAGAGCGTCGTCGGCGATTGTACGGGGGACCCAATTGTTGGAGTCCTGCGGCTTGTTGATTGCCTCTTGGTAGAGGAGGGCACCTTTAGTCTCTCTTTTGAAGATCATGTGTATGTTGTAGCTGGTCATGAGGGTGTCTCCTTAGAAATATGCCAAGCCGAAAGGATTGGCCTTCGCTTTTGGTTGCTTCCACTCCTCTGCCCTCCCATTGACGAATATGAGCGGCGCCGGGGTCTTTCTTGGGAATAGCTCAAATTGAGCACCGTTGGAGGTGAGGAAACACTGCGGACATGCCTTGATATGCGTGTCAATATGGAGGATTTCTCTAAGGGGGATGTAGGCAGTATTGCTGAAGAGGAGTATCTTCGCCCTCGTGGCGCGGAGGTTGACTAGCTCGTGGCGGGTGAGCGGGCGTGGGTTTGGGGCGGTGTACTGCACCCCACATTGGCACTGGCGATGCTCGATTACTAGGATGAGGGATTTCATGGGGGGTGCCCTTTATGTGCCGAGGAAACCTTGGAAGAATACCCCGACCATAGAGCCGAAAAGCATGAGAGCGAATATGGCGAGTAGCGCGAGTAGAAGTTGAATGGTTTTCACTCTGTTGACTTCTTTTTACTCTGTTGACTTCTTGCGTTGTTCATGATAATACCCCATAATTGCCCGAATGTCAAGTGAATAATTCCAGGTGGGGGGATTTTGTTTATACATGCTGTGTGTGCTGATGCCGGGTGATATCGCATTGGTGATATATTACCCC